GTCCCGTACGCACCGCGAAAGGGAGTAACATTAGTTACTCCCTTTTTTGTTGTGTATCAGGCAATTAAGGCGTTGGAAGTAGATGGAGAACATATAAAAATTGGGTGCATATTTACCGGAAACTTACCAGTATTTCCCGATTTTTACCGATATTTTCACCTATAATGATACCGCCTTTGATACCATTTTTTTATTGTAGCGATAATCAGTAGATACCAAAACTCAAAAGAATATGAAATATCCGACAATGAGATTCGTCTTTGACCGTAAAAAGGTTGCGACAAAGACACACAAGGGACTCGTTCAAATTGAAGTTTTGAGCGAAGGTAAGAGAAAATGGATCGGAACCGGCGTTAAAGTCTATTCCGACCAATGGAATGATCGAAAGAAGATAATCAATTCGGTTGAAATGATTCAATTGAACCAGTGTCTTGATGAACAACTCCGGATTATCCAAAATTGGATTAATGAACTTATCAGCAAAAAGGAAGTTTTTGATTTTGATAAGCTGGATAGATTTTTGAGATATACCAATAAATCGGAAAGTTTTGTTGACTTTGTAGAAAGAAGAATTGAAGAGCGTGGAGATATAACGGAAAGTACCAAAGCTTCCCATCGGACATTTGCGACCTCATTACGTGAATTTGACAGAATAATATATTTTTCTGATCTCACAAAAGCCAATATCACATTGTATGATGATTGGTTACATGCTAAGGGCTATTCACAGCCGACAATATATAACTATCATAAACGTAACAAACGTTATATCCACGAGGCCATAAAGTTTGATTTGCTAAAAAATGATCCGTATAAGGGGGAGCGTTTTTCCCGTGGCAAACATGCCATCAGGAAATATTTGACTGCCGAAGAATTGAAGAAAGTGAAAGATGCTCAAATAGACTCGGAAACGATCTGTAGAGTCCGTGACCTTTTTATTTTTCAGGCATATACTGGAATATCCTATGCTGATCTTGCTAAATTCAATTTCAAACGTGACGTACAAAAACGCGGCAATAAGTATGTTATATTGGATATTCGTTTAAAGACAGAAGAAAACTATTTTATCGTATTACTGTCTCCTGCAATGGAAATATTGAAAAAATATGATTATGTGCTTCCGATTATCAGTAATCAACAATACAATTTGCGGCTTAAAATAGTTGCTGATTATGCAGGGCTTGATAGAAATTTGACCGTTCACATGAGCAGGCACACATTTGCGACAATGTGCCTGAACAATGGGGTTAAAATGGAAAATGTGAGTAAAATGCTCGGTCATACAAATGTACGCACCACACAACAATATGCTAAAGTTCTGAATGCCGAAGTGGAAAAAGACTTTGAGATGCTGGAACGGATTTTGTCATAGTATAAGAGAGCCACGCTAAAATAGTTCTACCGATATTTAGCGTGGCTTGTTTCATTTAAAATACTCCATAACTTGTGCCGATTGTTCACGGAGACCACAGCAAAGATAATTTTGAGTCATTTCCACGCTTGCATGTCCCATCATTTGGCTTATTGAGTATAAATCGGCACCGCGTAAATACAAATTGGTTGCAAAACTCCGGCGTGCCGTGTGGCTTGAAACAAATTCCCATTTTTCACCTTCCACTTCCTTTCCGGCCTTGAATACTTTAACCGCCTCTGTGATTCCGGCTTTCCGGCAAATATTACGGATATTATTGTTGAATGTCGGATCAGTAACTTCTTCTTTTGGCAAATTTGTTAGTAGCTCTTTCACGATTGGCTTCAATGGCACTGTGGCATGAGTTTTAGTTTTTAGGCTGACATAAGAGATCATTCTACCCACTATATTACGGTTGTTCAACCGTGTATAGTCGCTATGACGGCAACCGGTAAAGGCTCCTATTAAAAATTGTGTGCGTACCAATTGTTCGTTGGCATTCTTGGGAACATAGGTGATAATTCGTTCAAGTTCTTCATCAGTAAGCCAAACATTAGTGCTTCTCACATTTTTTACTGAAAGGATTTTATTATAGTCTTTAGGTAGCTCAACCTCTTCATTATACAAGTTCAATACAGCTTTTAATTTGGCGGCATATTGGCGAACAGAGTTTGGTGCCAGCCGTTCTTCCATATAATCAACAAAAGTCTGCAATCGGACTTTTGAAAGATTCTCCCATGTTGCCGGGCAATCATTTGCCCGACTATACATGTTGAGTATAATTTCATATTTTGGGTATTTTGCCAAGAATGCTATGCGTAAGTCTTTCATTTTTATTTCATTTCTTTATTCCAACCATCATAAATATCTTCCCAATTATCACCTAAGCCAACCCTTATGCCGAAAGCGTTGTAACATTGTTGTACCGCTTCTTTCGGTGGTAAGTATCTCCCGTCACTTAACATTATATAGCCTTCGTTTATTTCTTGTTGTAGCAGATTTATATCTACTGGCATGATTTCATCAGGGAACAGCACCACGTTTCCTTTACTTGTTTGATAACTGACTCTTGGTAGTTCAAAATGCCCTCTCTGTCCGGTCAATAAAGAACAGATTCCAATTTCTCCGGTAATGAGATGAACTTCCGTGTTTGGCGCATTTATAACCATAAAATAGGCGTTATCGTCATTTTGGAAATGATTTACTACTCTGCCAACCCTTTCTGTATCACATCTTCTCATTCTCTCGTCCCAAAGATGTCCCATATCATCATGGAATCGGATATAATCTCTTACTTTATCCCATGTTCTTACAGACAGAAATTTCATAGCAGGTAGAGTAAGAGTTTTTTCTACACCATTATCATATTTAAGTTCATGGGTAAAGTAATGTTTTCGTGAGCCGGTAATGTGTATATCCGTAACATCAAAGTTTTCATCATATCCGTTTTCGGTGGAATATTCTTCAAGAACAACAATATCACTCTGTACGATTTCATCAACTATCTTTTGAAACTCATTATAGGCATTGGTTAGCAGGTTTTCGGTATTCATGTTGTCCTGCATGGGTATTTGTGCAACAAGTCTTATTGGGTATTCATTATGTTCTGTACCGTAGCACATATTCTCCACAATACCACAATTAACCTTCCCACATCTTTCATGAAAGAAGTCCATTGTACGCAATACATCTTGGTTGCTTAATTTCGTGGGTTGGGTGACAAACAGCACATAACTTACTTTTACCCTACTAAGAAGTTCTATATGCACGTTTGTAACACTTGGAGGCGTGTCAATAAGAACATAATCCGGGTTGATAGAGTGTATTTTCTTTTTAGCCAGTTCAAGATATTGCCTTACCATTGATTTTTCCAAGTAAATAAACTTGGAAAACATATTTCCAGAAGAGTGTACCCAAATCATTTCATGCGGATGATCGCCTTCAAATTCGGTGTTCATTGACGGGGTGTTTATATCTGCATCAATGATAAACACCTTATTCCCTTGTTTTGCAAGTAATCTTGCTATATTTGCGGTTGTTGTGGTTTTGCCTACGCCGCCTTTGCCTGAATATATTATAATAGCTTTCATATCAATTAAATATTTGGTTCAATAAATTCTATATTAGCCATTCGCATTTCATCTTCAAACGTCCATTTGTAATTGTGATTTTCCCAAAATGAAGCATATTCACAACCACGGCAAGTAACGGAATATCGGCCTTCTCCTATTTTTCTTGCTTTACAAACATCACGGAAAATCCGATTATCTATCGGAAAGTCTGTAAAACATACGATCTCTTTTCCTTCATCCAGTAGCTTTTTAAGAAGCTGATAGTCACGACTGGTTTTATATGGCATATTCATGGTTGGACTCCTTCTTTCATCAATTCAGGATTATCAAAAGCATTTCCTATCACTTCACATCTATCGCTGACGTACCACAACGGAGTAAAGCCACATGCCTTGTTCTTGTAGCAAAACATACCTTTATGAAATAATACCTCAACTGTAAATTGATAGGAGCTTTCACTTTCATGAATCAGTATTAGATCATGTTCGAAGATGCTATTACCGTTCTTATCGGTTATTTCGCTGAACTGACAGACTGTTTCGGGAATAACACCAACCCACTTGTTGGGTTCTACTTCAAAGAATACATTGTACATCTTTCTTTTGATGGTTCCATAGGAAATGGTCATACTCTTTACCCATTCACCACCGTTAACCCTTTTCGCTCTAAATTTTATCATTCTCATATAAATATCCAATTAAGATTCAAGTTTTTTAATAAATTCATTTAATCTATCGGCTGAATAATCGGTACCACCAATTATGAAGTAACCATCAACAGCAAATTTGAATGCTTCAATGGCTTTTTGTCTCATTCCTTCTTCGGCTATCGCTATTGCTGCATAGGCTTTTGCTTCTGATATGGCATATTGCACATAGCCGGTAGAATCCATCCGGTTGTCACTTTCCAAATCCAAAGTGTTACGTCTGATATAATCTTTTGCTTTTTGATTCATAATTATGCTAAAATTGCTTTATTTGTTTTCTAAATTCGTTCCATTCGTTGTTGGTAAAGTTGAAAAGAGTCTTTTTGCCTTTTTCTTCCCAATCACTTATGGCATAACCTACTAAATAAACTTTTTTAGTGCTGAAATCAAATCCCGTCACCCTATAACGTTTCTCATTATCCCGGTACATTGCCCCTTTGCATAACCTTCTGCCTTTGGAGTCTATGAAGGGTTTAATATTGCAGAATGCTTCATAGCTTTGGCAGGCTGAAATATTTCCCGAAGTAACAGCTTTCCGATAGAAATTTTCACCATAGCCCTTACCGTTGGCGTTGACTCCAAACCAGTAACCACCGCTGAATTTTGAAAATATATTCTGAAAATCCTCTTTATTGAATTTCATTTGAGATATTATAGCCAACTTTACTGCTTCATACATGGCTATGTTGACTCGTAAATAAGAATCAGTCTTTTCATTGTTCCAAACAAATTCTATCAGTTCAAAAGCTTTTGATTTTTCATTCATACTTTTGGGTATTTTCCTTCTCCTTTCGGATCAGTTCATTAATAAATTTACTCATGTTTGGTTGCTCTCTGACAAAATCAACCAAATCAATATCCAGTCTAATAGCATAGACCTTACTTTTCGTAACCGGTTTGTTTCGGCGATAACTTCTTTTGGCTTGTTTATTCTCTTCCATAATGATTCATTGATATATGTAATAATTCGTTTGAAATGGCTATAATTTAGGTTTGTTTGCCTCTTTTGTTCCGTCTCTGATTCGATGATTACCTTTGGTGTGAAAACGTCTGAAATCGCCCCAAAATAGTTCATCTGCATTTGCCTTTGGTCGGATTGTTCCCCAAACATATCGCTGTAATAGTTCGGGTAACATCATGGAAACAAACAGTAACGCTATACATTGGTGATTCAATAGTTCGGGCACAACGATTCGGCTGATAGTTCGTTCATGTTTATGTATGAAGATAGGCACCGGGAAAACCAAAGGCCGATCAATATACAATAGTTCGGGTGTGTATGCGCGTACTGGTTCATCCTCTGTTATTGGTTCGGGTACATTTGCGTTTGTTTCTTCGCTTACTGGTTCGGTTAATAGTTCAGGCAAAGAATGCCGGATAGTTCGGTTAACATTGTTAGCCTCTGTAATGCTTTGTTTATTTGATCCTGATAAAACCAACGGGAAATAAAATCTATCAGAGCTACCAAAGCAAAGACAAACGCCGGTGTTTTCGTTTGTGCATCCACATATAAGGCCGGTAAATGTGTTCCCGGTTCTCTTACCGGTTCTTTTTCCGGGATGATCGGAGCTTTGGCGCGATCTAAAGCCTTTATATTACATTTTAAGTTCGGGCAAATAGAATCATTTATAAATGCAGGCATAACCACACCTATACGCGCCGTCTTATCATCAAAGACCGCCGCCCGATCAGGTGCAACCAGCCACACGCCACCAGTCCAGCCGGAAAGCAAGGGGATAACGTTTGATGCAAAGAAACCTAACTTTATATCAATTAAAGCGGCTTTTTCCAATGTTGCACAAAGTTCTTTGTGTCCGTTACTGTCTGCATCATTATAAGATAAATAAACTTTATTATCTCCGGCAATAGTACGAAGTGAAAAACCGCTTTTTTTGTTTCGTTTGGCTATTTCTTTTACAAAAC